CCCCTATTTGAGACAATTCCTAAGATGGAATACGTTTCTTGCTGGGATTTCTATCCTGACCCTGATGCACGTAACATGTCAGAGGCTGAGTTCACTATTCAGCGCCATAGACTAAACCGTACACAATTACGTACACTTAAAAAACGTCCACACTTCAGAGATGAAAGCATTGAGCTAGCTATTGAGGGCGGTGCAGACTATCAGCGTGAATACTGGGAAGATACCCTAGAAGACGATGGTAACAGTGATGGTATGGATCGCTACGAAGTCCTAGAGTATTGGGGTGTACTAGATACAGAGCTTGCAGAAGAAGCTGATATCGAAATACCAAAAGAACTAGAAGACAAAGACGAAGTTCAAGTAAACATCTGGGTATGTAACAACCAAATCATCCGGCTTGTGCTAAACCCCTTTACTCCTACCCGTATCCCTTACTTAGCTGTTCCTTATGAGCTTAACCCATATTCATTTTTTGGCATTGGTGTTGCTGAAAATATGACTGACACTCAGTTGCTTATGAATGGCTTTATGCGGATGAGTGTAGATAACGCAGCGCTCTCTGGAAACTTGTTAATTGAGGTCGATGAAACTAACTTAGTACCCGGACAGGATATGTCAGTATACCCCGGAAAAGTGTTCCGCAGACAAGCTGGCGCTCCGGGGCAAGCTATCTTTGGCACTAAGTTTCCAAACGTATCTCAAGAGCTTCTAATGATGTTCGACAAGAGCCGACAGCTTGCTGATGAGGCCACAGGTATCCCAAGCTATACGCACGGTTCTGGAGCCGTAGGTGGGGTAGGGCGTACTGCAAGTGGTATGAGTATGTTGATGGGTGCGGCAGCACAAAACATCAAGGCAGTGGTTCGTAACATCGATGACTACTTACTAGGTCCACTAGGCAAAAGTCTATTTGCATTTAACATGCAGTTCAACTTCGATAAAGAATTTATTGGAGACCTTGCTGTTAAGGCACGGGGTACTGAAAGTCTGATGCGTAATGAGGTACGTAGTCAACGACTACTACAGTTTATGCAAATGACTGCCAACCCACAGATGGCTCCGTTTGTTAAGTATGATTACATCTTGCGTGAGCTAGCTGCGTCTATGGACTTAGACGAAGACAAGATACTTAATGATCCGCGTGAGGCAGCAATCCAACAGAAGATGATGGCTGAGATACAGGCTATGATGCCCCAACAACCAGCCCCGCCTGAAGGTGCTGCTCCAGAGGGTGGACCACCCCCAGTATCTGATCCAACAGGCAATGGTGGCGGTAATATAGCCCCCGGACAAGCCCCAGAGCCAGACGCACAGGGTTTCACAGGTGGTGGCGGTGGAGCCAACGGCGGTAATGCACCTCAACCACAACAGCCCCCACAAGGCCCAGTACAGTAATGACAAAGCTATCAGAGACTTCTGAGTTCACAATACCTCTAAAGAACCTACTAAGCTTAATAGCTTTTACGGGTATATCTGTGTGGGCATACTTTGGAATTATGGAGCGGCTTGCTTTTATAGAACACGAACAAAAAATGATGCTTGTTGAAATTGAAGAGAATGACGATTGGATTGATGATTTTGAGCCACCGTCTGAAGTTCAAGAAAATATAAAACGTGTACGAGAGCTAGAGCTTAAAATGGCAGAACTAGAAATTAGACTATCAAATGTAGAGAGTAAGTAATGGATAAGCAATTCTACAGAGGGTTGCTACCCTTAGTAAACGATAAAGATCAGTATTCTTCTTTAAAGGACTATGCCAAAGCACGTATCTGGCATTATCATCACCTCTTAGAGACTACTAAGGATCACCATCGTATTCTAGAAATACAGGGTGCTATTGCGGAACTAAAACGCATTGAAACTCTGAGAGATGAAGTAGTAAAGGGCGCAGAGTAATGTCAGACACAAAAGGCTTAATGTCTTCTCTTAGACCCAAACTAAGACCCTCTTTGGAAATACCCTATCATGACTCACATAAGATAGAACGTGTAGTATATGCAGAGGCTAAGGGAGAAGGTGTAGAAGGTCGTAACGCTGTTCGTGGGGTTATTCTTAATAGGCTGGCCTCAGACAGGTTTCCTAATACCGTAGATGAAGTACTTAGTGCCGAAGAATTTGAACCTGTGCGTAAGTATGGGGGTGTGTTCAAGATACCTGCCCCACAAGAAGAGTTAGAAAAACAATATGCTGAGTTTGCCGACTATGTTCAGTTAGGGGAAGACGCAGTAGATGGGCGTACCTTCTTTCAGAATACAGAAACAACTAAAAAACGGGGTACGTCTTTTAATGGTCCTGATCCAGTAAAGATTGGTAAGCATACATTCTACAGAGGCTACCGAAATCAAGAACCCGTATATGATACTGCGGGAAGTCATAACGTAAAAATTACATACCCAGACACTGACACGCTTGAGTATGCATTGGGTGGTATAGCCACTGCTACAAGAGGCATAACCACCAAGGAAGGAAGAGAAATGGCTCAGAAGAAATTTCAGTTAGATGATAAGAAAGCTGACTTAGATGGTAATAACGAAGTCAGTGCTTATGAACGAGCGCGTGGCGAAGCTATTCAGAAAAACCTTCAAGACGCCCCAGAAGATGAAGTTATGTCAGGTGATAAGCGTGAGACTGTACAGATGTATCACGGTGGCATGTCTTGTGGTTGTGGCAATGAAGAAGAATGCGGCTGCGGTGGTATGGACGGTATCATGGGATATGACGAAGTAAGCGGCAATCCTATTCCTCTAGGTGCTACACCAGAGAATGTACGTGATGATATTGACGCCAATATAAGCACTGATGAGTTTGTTCTACCAGCGCATGTCGTTAAGTGGCACGGCATTAAGCATATTATGTCCATGTACGATGAGGCTGAGATGGGTTTTATGGGCATGAAGATGAGTGGTTTAATTCAACACGCTGAAGCAGCACCTGTTGAAGAAGAAGTAATCGATGAGCCTGAAGAGGACGTTGATGTAGAGATCGCTGCCGTAGAGGTGGACGATAAGATGGATGATACTGAGGATACTGAAAAGGTACTCCCACAGACATCCAGTTTACCGGGAATGGTGAAGAAACAAAAGATCGCCTTCCTTTATTGATTTGGATACCCGATTAGTCGGACCCAGAGAGGAAAACATGGAAAAGAAACAGAAGTACACCCGCGCTCCAGAAGCAGAGGATAATCTAACATACAGCCAAGAGGTTTCGCAAAATCAAGCAGCCCCTGTTGAACAGTTAGATGCAGAAGAAGAAAGCTATAAGAAACGGTATCAGGATATACAACGACATATCCAAAATATTCGTGATCAGAAGGATAAAGAAGTAGCAGAGGTAAAAGCTCAGTTAGAAACTGCTACACGTAAACAGATCAAGTTCCCTAAAACGGACGAAGAGATTGATCAGTGGTCTAAGAAATATCCTGATGTAGCTCAAATTGTTGATACTATTGCGCGTAAACGAGCAAACGAAGTATTAGCTGAAGGTGAGAAGCGCCTTGTCCAAGTAGAGAAGTTTGAAAAAAGCTTACATCGACAGAGTGCTGAACAGGAACTAATGAAGTCACACCCAGATTTTGCACAAATCCGGCAAGACCCACGGTTCCATGAATGGGTTGCTTTGCAGCCATCTGCAATTCAAGATAGCGTCTATAAGAACAATACTGACGCTAAGTGGGCTGCACGAACTATTGACCTTTATAAGGCTGATACTAAGCGTTCAGGTACTTCTAATACAGCCGCACAAGCTGTAGGTAGAACATCAGCGTCTTCACCAGCAACACGTAGCAAAGCCAAATTCTCAGAGAGCATGGTTAATGCCATGTCAGATCGTGAATATGAAGCCAATGAAGAAGCCATTACTGCGGCTATTCAGTCTGGTAACTTTGCCTATGACATGACAGGTGCAGCACGATAAAATAATTTGAAGGGTACAGTTGACGTATATAACACTTAGCTGTATCCTTCGGATGCGCCCGATAGGGTGCATATAATAACAATTAACTATTGCAGTGTATAAACTATTATGTTATAATGATCTATATACTACAGAAGAGAGGGACACTATAGCAGTACACCCCAATCTTTACCCCTCCAGATAATACGACTAGAAGTACACCAGTGCTATTAGACCCGTTCTAAACGACACTCTAATATACTGACACGGCTGTTTAATTGTCTGATCTAGCTGCTTCTATTTATAGAAGTGTATACATAGCCATTTCATTCAAGGAGACAACAAATGGCATTTCCAAAGGCATCAGGTTATACAAACCTGAACTCAGGTAACTTCTCGCCAGTTATCTATTCCAAAAAAGTTCAAAAGGCGTTTCGCAAGGCATCAGTAGTTGACGCGGTAACTAACACCGACTATAGTGGCGAAATCGCCAACTTCGGTGACTCTGTTAAAATCATTAAAGAACCGGACATCACCATTACGAACTATGAACGTGGTACGGCTCTTTCAACACAAGATTTGACAGATGCCGATTTCACTATGGTAGTAGATCAAGCAAACTACTTCCAGTTCGCCATCGATGATATCGAAGAAGCGCACTCACATATTTCGTTCCAAGATTTGGCATCGGACCGTGCGGGTTACAAACTTCGTGATAGCTTTGACGCAGAAGTACTTGGCTACCTATCAGGTTGGAAGACACCTTCTAACTGGGCGCGACGTTCAGCATCTGGCGATATCAACGGTACTAAAGCAGATACCAATGCTGGTAATGACGAATTACTTGCAGCGAACAAACTGGATATCACAGACTTCGGTGGAAGTGATCTTGGTGTAGAAGGTGAAGTAACATCTATTCCAATCGCCGCAGGTGGCGGTGCTGGTGGTATTACATCACCATTGGCTATCATGAACCGCATTGCCCGTCAGATGGACGTTGCTAATGTGGACACAGATGGACGGTGGCTTGTAGTTGATCCAGTGTTTGCAGAAGTATTGATGGATGAGTCAAGTAAACTCATCAATTCTGACTTCGGTGGCGGTGATGAGATGCGTAATGGTAAGTTGCCCGGAACTATCCGTGGTTTCTCCATCTACAAGTCTAACAATCTTCCATACGAAGGTACAGGCGCTGGCGTGGCACTTTCAACTGGCTCCGAGACTAACTTCGGTGTGTTGGTTGCTGGTCATGCGTCTGCGGTTGCTACTGCGGAACAGATCGCTAAAACAGAAACTTTCCGTAGTCAAACAACCTTCGCGGATGTTGTGCGCGGGATGCAATTATATGGGCGCAAGATTCTTCGCCCTGAAGCTCTGTTCACTGCGAACTACAACCTAGCATAAAGCTATAGTAGGGGCTGGTCAAGCGCTGGCCCCTTACTTTTTTCTAAAAGTAATGCACTTTATTAAGGTACTGTAATGCCAACAAGCTACATTGATTTGTGTAATCAAACACTACGGCGTCTTAATGAAGTTGAGATTGCTGAAGCCGACTTCGGGTCGGTTCGTGGCGTTCAGGCACTTGTTAAGGACGCTGTTAAAGCAGCGGTTGCAAAAATAAACCAAGCTGAATTTGGTTGGCCTTTTAACGCGGCTGAGGAAACCGATACCTTAGTAGCAGGTCAGACAGAATATACTTGGCCTCAGTACTTTAAGGTTGTTGATTGGAACAGCTTTCAAATACAAAAGAATGATAGTCTAGGCACGGGGTTTAAAACTCTTAAAGTTATAGACACAGACGAATGGTACTCTCGACATCGTGATGATGATTATTCGGCAGGTAACTTAGGCAGGGGTATCCCTGAATTTGTATTTGCGGGACATGGTAATGGGTACGGGATAACGCCCTCACCGGATAAAGCGTACACTATTAAGTTCCGCTACTTTATGAATTACTCTGACATTACGAATGCAACGGATGTTACCAGAATACCTGAAAGCTTTGATACGATATTAATTGATGGTGCAATCTATCATATGTATATGTTCAAGGATAATTTAGAAGCAGCCCAAGGCGCTTTCTTAGCCTTTGAAAAAGGTATCAAAGACCTTCAGACGCTCTACATAAACAATGAAGTATATGTACGAGACACGCGGATTAGATATTAATGCCTGATAAGATTACGTCTTATAAACTAATCAGTAGCGGCGGTCTAAACAGTAACGAAAATCACTTAGACTTATCGGATAATGCCCCCGGTTCTGCAACAAGATTAGTTAACTATGAACCTAGCCTCTTCGGGGGCTATAGGCGTATTGAGGGGTATGATGAATATGACAGCGACTACGGTGAGGTAACTGTAGCAGGTCAGACAACAGGTCAGGGTAAAGTACTTGGTCTTGCCATATTCAAAGACGATGTAACAAATACCACTAAGATTATTGCTGCACGGCAAGACGCTGGTGGAAGTAACTACAGTTTTTACCACTACACTCCATATATTGGGTGGCGTAAGTATACTCTAGATTACTCAGTTACTAGGCCAATGACACTTAACGGACGTACAGTTAGTAAGCTACGTCATGTGTCTTTTAACTTTGGCGCAGGTAACAAGATTGTATTTGTAGACGGTGTAAATCCAGCCATTGTTTTTGATGGTACTAATTGGGAAGAACTAAAGTCTACTAACTCTGGTGGGTTTACCGCTGGCGGTACAAATACAGGTGGTGGGCCGCAGTGTATTAATGCACCTTCTCTGGTAGACGTATTCCAAAATACTTTATTTTTAGCAGGGGATACTGCATTCGGTGCTACAATAGCCCACTCAGCCCCCACGACTACTACAGATACAGATGGATTTTATGATTTCACAAGTGGTGCGGGTGCAGGGCAAATAGCCGCTGGATTTGATATAATACAAATCAAACCGTTCCGCGATGACCTATTTATCTTTGGTACAAATGGCATCAAGAAGATTACCTTAGACGCTGCCAATAATTTTGTTACTGATCAGGTTACGGCTAACGTGGGTTGCGTTGCTAGAGACAGCGTACTTGAAATCGGCGGTGATCTTATGTTCTTAAGCCCCGATGGTTTCAGACCTGTTGCAGGTACAAGTCGTATCGGGGATGTTGAACTAGAAACAGTATCTAAACCAATACAGGCTACACTTGTAGATATCATTGCTAACGAAGATATGGACACGCTGAATGGCGTTGTTATTAGATCAAAGTCTCAGATAAGATACTTTATTGGTGACGATAGTATATCAGCCTCTGATAGTATTGGTATTATTGGCGGTCTTACAAACAGCACAGGCGCAATATCTTGGGAGTTTGGTGAATTACTAGGTATACGAGCCTCATGCA